TTGAAGAAGTTTGTTGAGTTGAGCTTCGCGGGTATCATTCCACAGCTCTCCTTCCTTTTTAAAGTCAACATCGGCTTTGGCAGATAATGCGTCGGCCTCATCAGACATGGTTTTTACGCCAGCCTCCAGTGCCGTTTCGGTATCACTACCGGCATCTTTTGCGTCCCTAAAGGCAAATCTACCTTTAAACAACGATCCAATCACATCAGCAATGGTACCAAGGCCTTCACCTTCAAGGGCACCTTTTAATTTAATTTGATAAAGGTTATCTCGTTCCCCATCAGCAGCCAAGAAGAACAAAGGCTTAATGGATTCTGGAACAAAATCCTGAGCAAAGTTAGACAGCGTTTCCGGGTCTTCCGGTGACGCCATGATAAAGTCTGCAATGGCTCCAGGAATATTATCAACCAGAGTTTGAGCACCCTTGCCTTTGGGGACATTTAAGGCTTGTGAAAGGGATTGAGGCTTTCCAGTGAGTTTAGTGACACCAAAGGTAGTTGCCCTAGTAACAGCTCGGGTAGCATTAAAGAATTGAAGAAGTCGCGCTGCTTTTTGACCACCTTCTGTTTGAGGCGTTATACCGAAATCAGTTTGTGCTCGAATGTACCGATCATTAAACGGATCTTTGGTAGCATCATAGGTGCCCGTGACTGCACGAATAGGCTGTTGAAGCGTATCGCCAACCAGGACAGCAGTATCAACAATCTTTTCAACAACGCCAGGACCGGTGCTTTTAAGGGCAATTCGCCCCATCTCTTTGGTTCCGGCCAGGGACTTATCAACGCCTGCATCCGTTTTAGCACGTTGTTGTTTTGCTTTAAGTTTTTGCTGTGCTCGCCATTGCGGATCTTGTCCAGCAGCGGTAGCAAGCCAATCAGATGCGTTTTCTAGTCCCTGAGCAACAGCATCTGCACCACCCATAACTGGAGCCAAGGTTTGCTTGATTCCTTCTCCAATAACAGCCGCCGGATTCCACGTCTGTTGATTCCGTTTGGGTTTAGTTGTTGGTTTGGGTGCTGGTTTAGCGGGTTGTTTTTTTGATGCAGGTTTAGCTGAAGATGGTTTAGCCTGTTTCTTTTTGGCTAACTCAGCTTGAAGAGCCTTTTTAGTATAATCAGGGTCCCGATATGCACCATAAGTACTGCCGGGTTCAAATCCTTGCAACGGATCGGCCATTGATTGTTTTCTCCCTCAGGAGTAAGTATGGAAAATAGATTTTGTGGAGGCCCCATCCTCGCAAGTCAGAGGCCTTTAATCCACGATCAGTTATTGAAACGGATCAATTCCGCTATCAATCAACTGTTTTAGCTCGCGTCGAGCATTGAGAAGAGCTTGCCGTAATTTAATGGCTGAAATGTTAGCAGCATTTCCGGCAATACCATGATATTTGCTTTTACCATTAAGCCCAGGAGCTGCTGCCCATTCATAAGCAAAAGCTTCTTGGGCACGATCTAGGCTGTTATGTTTGCCCAGCAAATAATCCCGCAAATCAGGACGCTTGTTGCTACGCAAAATATATGCCCAGAACATTTTAAGTTGATTTTCTGGGGTCATTTTTTCTTCAGGGGAAATACCCGCTGCTTTGCGAGCCCCTGCCAAGTTACCAGGCATCCATTGGGCAAACCCTACAGCACTAACTTTGCCTTGCTGCTGAAGCCGTTCAACCTCACCAATAGACATTCCTGTCAGGTTCAGTTGTCCTGCGCTATAAGTGGTTCCGTAGTTTACGGAATTAAAGCCACCTTCGCCGCTGGAAGTTAGTTCTGCTAAGCCACCGAAATCTCCCGCACCGAACGTTGATGCTTTCCCAACAGGGCTACCTCCTCCGGAAGAGAGGAGTTCCAAGGCACTTCGAATTTGTGCATTGGTAGATCTGGGGTTGCGAATGACGTTGGCAGCGTTAAGATTGATAGCAGCGTTTCGCTGATAAGAAGCTTGCTTATTAGGATTTGGTACATAAGGTTTTCCAAGTAATTTCCCCTGGTAAGCCATCCAGGTATCTTCATTCAAAAAGCCAGCCATTTTAGCGGCAGCTTTAATCTCTACTGGCAGTGAACCGCCATTAGAAATTATGGATTGATAAAGATCATAGTCCTCTAGATTTGTCCGCAACGCAGTAGCTTGCATTGTGGGGAAAGGACCGGCTTTTTTCCTTAAAGCCCGCAGCTGCTCTGGAGAAGCCACAGGACTTTGAATTTCTAAACTTTGCCCAGAAGGCAGATTCTTTTTAAGAGTGTTTGGCGTTTTACCTTTAGAATCAATGTAAAACTCTTCGGATGGGATAGAGATGATTCTTTCGGTTTCGGCTTGCCACTGCCGGGCTACTTCGATGTCGTTTGGATACTTACCAGTTCTTTCAAACTGCTCTTGCCACTTGGACGAAAGAGTATCAAATGCGACACGCATAGCCCCATTAAGGGCTCCATCTATTCTGGCTCTAAATCCAGCATCAGAGGCATACAACGATCCACCGGAAGCCAACCGTGTCAGTACACGACCCTTAACGTTTGGAAGAACAATGCCTGTGCCCACACCTTTACCAAGGTCAACAACAGACGGGATGTCAGGAAGAAGTGCTTTAATTTCTTCTGCATCCGAGGCTTCCAAGTCTTCGGATCCAACCAAGAGATCAATTTGCCCCTCGGTCCACAGAAATCCACCACCAGGTTTTTTGTTTCCAGCTCTAATCTGTGAAAGAATTTGATTCTTAAATCGAATAGAGCCGTCCTCTTTGGTAAGCTTATTCTGCAGCTCCATGGCATATGGGCTAGAGCTTTGAGTCAAGGAGGCTCTAAAAGCTGCCCGTTGCTTTGCCAGCTCTTCAGGAGAGGCGGTGTTCCTCAGCTGCTGAAACTGCTGCCATTGGTAATCGAGCCTGGACTTTTCATCAGCATCAAAGGCGGCAGCGTTTGCCTTCCGACCTTCTGCAATTTGTGCTCTAAATTGCCTAAACTTAGCAGCATTTTTATTGCCGTAAGTTATATTTGTTCCAGGAATTTTAACGCCTTCCAAATTGCTGATAAGACGTTGCATGGAGGTGATGTCACCACTGCGTTGATAAACATCCAGCTGCTGTTCAATAGCTTTCAGCTGTGCTTCATTAACCGCAACAGGATCTCTGAAATCACGCATACCATTGGCAAACGAAGTTCGCTGCCAATCATCAGCCCCCTCAGGCGTTAAAGCCTGTGGAAGCGTATTTGCCATGCTTAGTTCCGTGTCGTATTGTCTGGCCTTCAGTTCCCTTTCGTCGGTCTCCTTCATCCATATACGCATTGCTTCACGCTCGGCCATCGCCATGTTGAAGCCGCCATGCTCTTGAACGATCTGAGGGTTGATACGATCCAGACCATACTCCAGGACCCACTGTTTTGTCAGTGCCCTGGTAACATCAGCCACCTCGTACCCCTTGGCTTGGCTAGGAATAATGATCCTACCATCATCAAGCTGTACGGGTGTGTTGCTATTCTTGTTAGACAGCAAATAGGTTTCAAGGTTTGCTGGAGCAAGCTGAGCCTGAGCTACCGCTGCACCATAGGCTTCCCAGCCCCTGAGAGCAGGACTTGTAGACAGAATGGTACTGGCGGTGCCAGGCGAAGTACCTGACGCGGCTGCTTCTTGAGCAACAGCTACATCTTTACTAGCATTTGCCTCAAGGACAGCTGCTTTAGCCTGGAATTGTTGTTGGGCTTTCGGTTTAACACCAACTTCTCCACGGATATACTTAGCGTAACCCTCTGCAATCTGAGCCTTCTTTTTATTTTCAGCTTTTTCAAGCATGAATTTATTTAAAGTTTCAGAGAACCTGGAAAGGGCTTCCATGTCCTTGGCTTGATTATTCAGCTGAGCGTTTCCAGCCTGAATAGCCTGTTCTAAAACTTGTTGTCCAGCTTGCAACGTTTGTCGACTAGGATCAAACGTTTGAACTGGATTAAAACCAACGGCAGTTTTGGGTCCAGTTAATTGTACCTGGCCAGGAAGAGATTCATAAATTGCCATGGTTACTTAAACTTTTGAGTTGGCGTATAAAGGCTTTCCTTTATTTCAAATCCTTTGCTACCGATGCCCGTAGCCGGGGCAGGTTTAGGCACTTTAGGAGAGGCAGGAGGTTTGAGAGAGGAATAAGTACTAGCAGCACCTGCAAGAGATCCACCAATACCAGCAACCAAACCAAGAGCACTTGGACCCTGCTGCATAATAGGCGCAGTCGGAGCCAGCATACGATTAGATGCCGCAACATTCATCGAGCTTTGAGCTTCATTGAATACGCTTTGGGCTCCATAGAAATAGTCTTCGTTTGCATAAGCCAGGTTCTGACCAAGCAATGCAAAGTCTCGGCCAGCAGTACGTTCGGCATCTGAAATAAGAATACCAATCGACTGACCGCTTCTGCCTGAAGATAGAATTGTACCCTGCTGTTGAAGACTTTTAACCATGCGCTGGTTAGCCTCTTCGCTAGCTTTACGGTATTCAGCGGAGAGTTCTCTTTGCTTTGATTCATAAGCACGATTTGCAGCCAAATTGATTTGTTCAACTTGTTGAGCGTAGGCACGTTCAGACTGAGCATACGCTTGTTGCTGCATTTGATACTGCTGCTGAGCAACAGCATTAGCATAATTAGTTTCTTGCTGAGCTTGAGTGTAGCTTGCAATAGATTGGACAGACCCAGCAACGGCTGATCCAATCGCTGTGATTATTGCAAGACTTCCAGGATCTATGCACATGGGATTAACTTTGCAAATTCAACGTAAGTTAAACGATCAGGACCAACAGTTACATAAGACAGCCGCTTGAATCCAAGAAGATGAAGCAGCTTGAGGTGCATAGTATTTCGTGGGTCTGCTATGTTATAAAGCATATCGAAGCCCTTGATGGAGTTTACCCATTTCTTGGCTTCTGTAAAGAATAACTTTGGATAGGGGCGGACATCGGGTGTTGTTACCATCCAGATGGCTCCGCATTGGGCATCTGTTCTGGATACCCCCGCTACACCACATATCATACCCTTTGGATTCCAAAAGGTTACTGCGGTTTCCGAAGTCAGTACAGAAAGAGGGACGGCCTCAAGTGGAGTACACCCAAGGCCGGTTATTTCCCTATGGTCTTCTGGTTGAAGGTTTTGAGCCACATAAAGTGCATCATGATGCGTGGCTGGGTGGATCAGCGTTTTGCAGATCATACTGCTTTAATGCCTTTGTTGTTGAAGGTACCTTCCCACGTCATCGAAGTAAGGGAGGTGGGAAATGGACTATCGGCAACAAGTTCTACCTCAACTTGATTACCTTTTGACATAACAGGAATCTTGTTCTGAGGATTTCTCAGCATTGGAATACTATTAGCAAGATACTGGTTGGTAATAATTTGAGGAAGAGTTGCCACATATTCATCGCGTCCATTAGCTCTAATTTTGACCGCAAAGGGGCCAGAGTTATAGCTGTCAACAGACAAGCGATTTACCATAGGAACATTTAAAGTATCTTTACGTCCCTCGGAGCCTACCACATAAAACGCAGGCATAATAGCGTTGGCTTCGTATTTGTAACCAAGAGCATACCTAAGATTTGTATGGTTGCCCTCCAACTCCACAAAATACCTCTGCCCAACTGGTTGGGTTAGATCTGTTTGAAGTGTGAGTTCTTGAACAACACCAGGCTGAAGGTAGCTTAAGCTGACAAGCACTGGCTGAAGATTTGCATCCTCATAACCTTCTTTAAAGCAGAAGTGCGTGGTGTTAGTTCCAGCAAAGTAAACTTTAGTTGGATTATAGTCAAAAAGGTCCAACCGCAGGTCAACATAATTGTCATCAAAGAAAACAGCACCACCAGGGGTATCTGTTAGCAGATTGACTTTGCTAAGGATGTGGCCGTTGTCTTGGCTTGTGACAATGTAGAGCGTGTCGTGATTAAACTCATACGCAATCACATTGCCAGGCAGTGTCCATTTGAACCAAGAAGACATGACCCGCTCAGTTCCGTTGTTGTAGAAACGGAAGAGATACAGAGCAGTCGGATCTTGGTTGCTGCTGATGGCAAAGGTAGCCGCAGAGGTAGTAACCTTCAATGCCCTCACATCAGACGGCAGGAACGTAGGCACGTTTCTACTAATCTCAGCAACAGCGGGACGACTAGCAGAATCACTTACTGCCATTTCAAACACACTGGTGGCCGTATCATTCTGCTCAACAAACACAATGCTAGGACCAATGTCAACAGGGGACACACGAGTGCTTAAACTATAGCTAGACAGAAGGTTAATTTCAGCAGTAGCCGCAGAGAATGCTTCGGTTGTGGTCTCAAAGATGTACTGGGCGTTGTCTGCAAACAAGACCAATCCACGAGGCGCAGAGACCGCATGGGTTAGTTTGATCGGATTCAACGAACCACAGGAAATGTCAATCGGATCACTATCCAGGATAGTAATAACTGTTTCAGCAAAGAAGTTGAAATAGTCACCCGCCTGTGATGTTATGACATTTTCGTTGGACGTGAAGATTAGGCGGTTCTTAAAGAACGAGATGCCATGGATGTTGCTGCCAACAAAGGAGGGCATAGGGTTGGTTTCAGCATCACCCACTTCACGGGGCTTCCAATACAGCTTAGCAATAGCATCTACATTGGATGTCACAGACGCAACAGTATCAACGCGGAAAGAGTCTCCTTCAGCATTGGTGACTGTATCCAAAGCAGTATAGTTACGACCAGCGCGACTGATAGCAACACCATTGACCACACCGGTTATGGTTGTAGTGATCTGAACTCCAGCTTGTTGACGCAGGGCCACATTTGGAGATCCAGAAGGTACAGTAGTGTACGAACCATAAACTTTGTATTCGTTGGTAGCAATGGTAAATACAGCATCAGTACCAGCTGTCCTTACAATGTCACCATTGAAATACCAGTTGTAAACCTGAGTGCCATCTGTGTGAACAATCCTTTCAACGTAAGTTACAGGATTTGGAACCCAAGGAATATTATTGGTAGTGACATTGGTAGTTGTACTGGTTACCTTAAGCCGCAGGTTAATGCCTGAGCCTCCATAAACTGGAAAGCTTTGGCCTACAGCATAACGACCATTGTTGGAAGTAAGGATAGAAACAGTCTGCGGAACTCCAGTTACTGTAGCCGTAGAAGCTGTCGCTGTGGCCGAAGCCTCGTCAAGCTTACGATAAGTAAATGTGCCGTTGGCTTCGCGGATAATTGCATGGGGAAGCGTTGCTTCGTTAATGGTTTTAACAACACCACCAGCAATACTTTCTTCCCAAATGCCAGTGCCTTGTGCTGAGTTGTCACTTGTTTTAAAGACAACCCAGTAATCATCACCGTTTGAATTTTCTGAAGCCAAAATTTTAATTTTAGCTCCGTTTAAAAACTGACGGGGAAGTTCAGATACAGCATTAACAGTACCTTTATACGCTTGAATGGCAGAACCACTTTGACCGCCTTTTGCTTCTAAAGAAAAGCCAGCATTGTTGGCTCGACGAATGTGAATCGAGTTGCCAATAGCAGTAGCTACATAAGCAGGGTTTGCGTTGATAGAGGTGACAAGGTTGCCAACAATATCATCAGCATTAAGCTGCGTGGTAGCGGTGGTAGGGGTAGCGTAGGTAAAAGTATTAGTATCAATGATAACCTTGTACGTTGTAGAATAAGCCACAACGCCTACCGTAACAAATCCATAAGGAGTGATAGTAGGAGTCAAGTCACTGGTATTTTCGGTGACAGTAATTTGCCTATTCAGGACAAAAGTGTAATCATTGATTTGAAGTACTGCAAGATCAGACGAATCCGTATGCGTTGCGTAGGTAGTAGCAGAAGCAGCAGGAGTGTTTACCGTTTGCTCAATACCACTATTAGCGTCCCAAATTCGCAGCACACCAGCATTGGTAAACTGAGCCAAATACTTCTCTTCGTCATCTCTAAAGATGGAGAACCAAGTGCCACCATTAGCGGCGTTGGTCAGTTTACGAATGCCACGAAGGCCGGGTCGTTTAGAAAGCCCGAACGTCGGATCAGGATAGTAGTTAGTACATTCCCGCAGCTGGTTGTTCAGCTTGATCGAATCAGGCTGCTGCGAGACCCCACCAACAAGGTTAGGGATTTTCTGGGAGATCGCAGCCATTATCGTGCAATAGCTCGGAACGGAGTGTAAGAAACGTAGAAGTTCTGCCCGCTTTCAACACCAAAGATGTTTACATCAGAGGTGCCAGTATCATAGGCAATACAGTTAGCTCGCAGGTTAGCTTCGTCTTGAGCATTGAAGGTCACCATTTCCTGGGAACCAAGGGCTCGACCAGCAAACACACGAGTAGCGCGTTGCGTAATGTAATCTTTAAAGACCTGAGGGAGATCTTCATAACTAAAGAACCAAACAACATCACACTTGATGGTGTTGCCTGGTGTAAAAGTAAAGGTGTGCCCGATCTTATCGTAAAGTTTCCCGTCCCTCAGCACGGTCTGGTACTTTTGCGTATTCGAATACTTGTTGTCAGAAAGTTGCAGCACATTAGTAGGCACTGCAATCTGACCGTTAATGTCGGCAGTAAAAGGATAGTTGACCTCAGTATTGAAGTGCCAACCTTCGCCTTGAACTTCCCGATTAACGGCATCAAGGATTGACTCCGCCAGGGCGATTTCGGGATTAGAAATATCGAGAGACACCACGGGTGCCTGCCCGATACCAGACAGCATCTGATTAATTGCTTGTAGTTTGGTAGTCATCTGTATCGGACAGAAAGAAAAAGGAGGGGACCTCCGAAGAAGTCCCCAAATGAATCAGGCCAGGTTACGGAAAGCACCGGCGCAGGAAACGCGCACAGCACCACAGCCGTATGCGAGGCGACCGACGATAACATCGCCTTGATAGATCACCTTGGTGTCAGCACCGGTGGTCTGGACGGAAGGACCGATGGCCTCCACAACGCCAGCAGCATCACGGTGGAAGATCAGACCGCAGCTGTTGGTGAAGTCGGTAGCGATACCGTAGTTGTTGTTCTCACCGGTCACAGCAGCCGCATCAATGGCGGTACCAGCAGCCGAACCATACTTGCCCAGGAAGGGGATGTTGTTCGACTTGTAGATCTTGATACCAGCGATCTCGTAGAGACCTTCACCGCTGTTCAGGTTACCCTGAGTGTTGCCGTATTCACGGTTCAGGATGTTGGTGTCCACCTGAGAGATCAGTGCATAATACTGACGAGGAGCCAGCACGGCCACACGACCATCCTTAGGGGCAGCGATCTCGTCCAGGCGGGCAGCGGCTTCGAAGAAACCATCCACCAGGGCTTGAGCATCATACTCCTTGCCCACACCCAGGTTCACGCGGAAACCACCAGGCTCGCCGGTCACAGCGGCAGACAGGCCAGAGGCACGGTCCAGCACACGGAAGATGCGGCGATCGTAGAACTCAGCCAGGCTTTGGCCGATCTGACGGGCGATAGGGCCACGGATGTCATACTGGGCCAGGGTTTCGTTCAAATCATATACAAACGCCGATGCCACCAACAGGTCATCCATTGCGATGGTGGTCTCAGCCACAGGAGGGTTGCCGCTACCGAGGATAGCAGAACCGGGGGTGTGGAAACCAGCTTGAATGCGCCCAGTGTGGATGAATTGGGCCTCTTTGCCGTTACGCAGGGTGCGGTTCTGAACCAGACCTTTGGCAATGGTAGCATTACGGAAGGCCTCATAGACCTCACCCGTAAACAGCTTAAGGAACAGGGCTTTAGTATCGCCAGCTTTGTTAGCCTGGCCGAGTTGAGTAAGAGTTGCAGTCACGATTTTAAGGGAAATAAATGGTTTATTAGTTTCCCAAGTACTTGGTTTTTATCCGGATTAAAGTATTCAGTTTTTGGGTAATACATCCGTTGTATTGGGTATCCACCGCAGCGGGCCAATACTCCAGTCGACTGGGTTTTTAACGAGGTTATCCCATCCTCAATAGGCAGGGGGACATTGCAGTCCCCACAATCTACTTAAAGCAGATCGCCGCTTGCAGCCAGTCTGTCTTCAATGTCCATGCGATACGCCGGATCATTACGATACCGAGGATCGGAGATGGCGCGTGCCAGTTCGGCCTGCGAACGGAACCCTTTGATGGAGTTCTTCACGGCCTTGCCGGAAACTTGTTTGCCTTCGAATCCCACAGCGTCACGATAGCGTTGATTAAGAGCTTGAACCGCAAAGAAGATTGCGTCCTTGTTGCCACTGTTGACCACATTGTCATAGGCAGCAACTTCAGCAGGAGTCAGGTTTTCAGCGGCCCATGCCAGGGTTTCGCTGTAAGCATCCTGACCACCCACCGACTTAACAATGTCCTGGGCCTCGGCATCAGAGAGGGGCCTAGCAGCCACAGGAGAGGCGTTCTTTTGAAGTTCGAGGTAAGCCTCCACCAATTTCTCGGAGGGCAGCTCCTTGAGCTTCTGAACGGTCTCAGGGCTCAGTTGGTTATCGTTGGAGTAGTACTCTTCCGAAGCCTTCAAAATAGTCTGGACTTCTTCCGATTCAACAGTCTCTTCATCAGATTCTTCACTCACGTCCTGGGTGTCATCACCCTCTTCTTGAGTGGTTTCGTCCTTCTGACCAAGCTTCTTTTCAAGTTCTTTGTAGGCCTTTTCAAGATCTTCAGCAGACTTGAACTTGCCAGCATAACGCAGTTCAGATTCGGCATCCTCTCGGGCCTGGTCATACTTGCGTTGTTCACGAGCGTCCTCTTCAGCCTGGAGTTTTTCTCCAACTTCAAGGAGTTGTGCTTCTCGGGTTTGACGAGCCTCGGTTACATCGAGGTCATCAGTGGAATCAAACGTAAGTTCGGGCATTGGTGTTGTGGATCAGTTGTACTCGCCGCGCACGGTGCCGAAGGTTGGTTTAGATACCTTAGGACCGTGGCTACCAATCAAAGGCTTGGACGCATTGGCCCGGACCTTTGGCTTGCCAGCATACTTGTTGCGGGTTGACAATTCAATAGAGTCAGGAATTTCGTAATCAGCCGGATTCAGTTCTTCACTGGGGGGATTGAATGTTGGGGACTGAGACGTTTCCTTGTTGGATGTTTGACGCGGCATTTCTAAGAGAATCAATAACTTCTGGGTTCTTGGAAGGATCCAACATAGGAGCCTTGGCAAGGTCACCAAGCTGATTAACCATTGCACCTTGCATTGTTTGAGCCTGTACTTTCTGCATTTCAGCAGCCTGCTCTTGAGGAGTCTTCACAAGCTTCAAAGTTTCAATGCCTTGGGCAGCGGCAAGACGCTTAATGGCTTCATCGGGGTGGATGAACTTGGCCAACATGTCAGGACCCAGCGACTGACCAACGGTTTGAAGGAACATCATCAAGGATTCACGATCCTGTCCACGTCCAATACCGTCAAGACCAGCAATCACCGTGGGGAACACAATGCCCTTGGGAAGCTTGGGCAGGTCACCAGAACGCTGAAGCAGGAACAACTTACGCTGAAGATAGGGGCGCAGCAATTCGGAGGTAAGATTACCATAAATTCCCCCCAACTGTTCGTTTAGTTCTTGTTGAGTGGCGCGGATTTCTTCGGCTGTTGTTCTTTCGCTCTGACGAACAGAAAGAATAAGAAACGCTTCTGACAGTCGTTGAGTCAGGGAGGTGATCATCTGATAGGCAGAAGCAAAGTCTGCCTGCTTGGCCACCTGAACGGCAGTCACGTCCTCAGCACGACCTTGGATGAT